TTTGAAAAAAGTGCGCGAGAACACTTTTATCCCATCGTGTTGAACCTCACACTCGCCTTTACTAATGCCAGCGCGCGGATCGAGTCTGCTGGAATCTCTTTTGGGGAATGGTGTGGGTTGTGGCTGACGAGCCGAACGAAACGGTCGTCGTCTGCCCTTTGTATGTACTTGATGGTGATGTAATTTTCGCCATCGAGCGTGAACGACAGTAGATACATTTCGCCCCATAATATACTGCTCGCGGTATAGGGAATCTCCTTATATAATACGATGTCTCCACTCTTCAGAAGCGGATACATAGAGTCTCCGCGAACATATAATGCTCCGTCACACGGCGGCAGGTCGGGAATTTGCAAATGGCTGACCGGAACCTGCCGGGTCGTTCCATCGAAGAGGGCCACCAGTCCAGCGGTGGCGTCAAGTTCATACAGCGGGACGCTCTGCATTCCAATCGTGCGATCTGTACGGAGGGAGAACTGCTCCTTGATGGCGGGAATGGCCAACTGCCGATCTTCTGCGCGCTGCATTTCACCTTTACCGGTCAGTAGCCATTCGGCGGATATATTCGCATTTGCGCATACTTTTTCAAGAACATCATATGATGGTTTTCCTTTTCGAGTCCCAACTACATTTTCTACGACAGTTGCCGATATACCAACGCTCTGCGCAAATGCTCGCTTATTTCCTTTATATAAGGAATTTATAATCTCTTCAAATCGGGCGTTTATATTCATTGCTCTAAAATTATTCGCAAAAGCGAAAATTGTTCGCGTTTTATTTTGAATATTCGCATTTGCGTATTATATTTGCATCGTCTTAACAAGTTAAGGCGCTATAAAGGTAGTGAAAATTTTGAATCATTGATATGAAAGAGGAACTGAAAACGTGGCAGACACAGAGCAGCAAGAACAAAGTCTGCTTTTACCTGATTACGCGGGGTATTGCATTCTGCTATACGGAGAAATCCGGGATTGTTTTCGAAGCGTCCGCTTCCTTCGTGAAACGCATGTCCGACGCTCTGGTGACAGCTTACGGCTGCTCCCTGCGACCGATCATCAATGAAGTAAAATAACCCGGCGATGAAACGATATTGGTTTCAACTACTGACGAACGACTACGACGATCTGGATGCATTTATTCCGGATGGTTCGAGCAAAGTCACCGCTATGAACCGGGCGAAGCGCTGGATGAAACAGAACGGTATCGGTAGCGCAGTTCTGGCGGTCAACAGCATGATGACCAGTAACATTCTCGATATGATACAAATAGAATTAAATGATCGAAATTATGACACAGCAGGAATTTGAAGATCGGACGAGCAAAACGGTTACATCGGAAGAATACGCACGGATAGAGGCGATGTATATGGCCGCTGGGAACATGGACAAGGATCAGTTCTGTACAGAGTATAAGAAACACGGAGCGAGCGCCCTCGTAGCGGAATATTATCGACGCATTACAGTTTTGAACGGCATGCTTGAGGAGCGTAATAACGAGTTAGACGACGCACGTCAGAACCGAACGAGCCTCGCGGAATTCCTCCTCGGCAAGGCTGCTGCCTATGACGATGCGGATTTCTATCGTGAAGCGGTCAGGCTCATCGGGAGAAAAGCAGCGACACTGTACAAGATCAAGAGCGGGCTTCCCCTTTGGGAGGAAGATGTAAAGTATCTCGAAGAGAAGTTGGCCGACTAATATGTAGAACCAAACTAAAACAGGAAAGAGATGAAATATATCGAATTATCGACAGCCAAAAAGGCTCGCATCCGTCGGGCGTTGGGCGTAAGCCGTGTGACGCTGTGGTCTGCCTTGACGTTCCAGACCCAAAGCGCGCTGGCGGAAAAGATTCGCCGCATGGCCATGCAGGATGGAGGGCGTGTAATGAGCGAAGTCGATGTCACGAACGGCTTCATGCCGAATTGCGAAACCGATTTCGAGCATGATGCCGGCGGTGTGCGGCGGATTATTCAGACTTTCTCGAACGGTGTTCGAGTGGTGTTCGACAACGCCACATGCACGGCCGACATCAGCCGGAACGGGCGTTCCGTGAAGACGTTCTCCGACGTCAAAATTCACGACTGGGGCAATATCGTATTCGAGGCTCAAAGCCTCACGGATTCATTGAACAGATAAATGATGATCTCCCGTGAACGCGGAGGCGTTGCCCGGAGCGATACCGGCGCGGGATCAAGAACAACGAAGCGATGGAATATTTCGGAAATACGATAGCGGTGACGATGCACGAGCTGACACGGTCGGATGATGGCGAGGCGGTAATGAGTCGTAGTGCTTACGACCATCTCGTGACGCGAGGCCGGATAAATGTTCTTCGTCCGGGTAAGGGCCTCGGGTCGTATGCTCTGATCGAGTACCGCTCCTTACCGGAACGCTTCCGTATCCGCTTCGAGGAAAAATACGGTGATCCGGAGAAGACGATGAAACAGGATGAAATGCCGCTTGCTTCCGATGCGGAGGCTCGGAGATTCTACCACGACCACCTGCTTCCGAACGGCGAGCATCTGCCAGAGGAGAAGCAGGAGGAATACACGCTGAATGCACGGGTGTTGAATGCCCTGCGGGATATGCTCGAAACACAGAAGACGATGCGCCGAGCCTACGGCAACCACACGCCCGTGATCTGGTCGAATATCTTTGCCGCTGCCGAGGAGCTGCGCGATGCCTACGGGCACACGCTCCCGAAGAGCGAAGCCCGCCTGCGCGACAAACTCCGACAGTACCGCAAGGAGGGCTATGTCTGCCTCGTGTCGGGTAAGTTCTGCAACGCGAATACGCTGAAGATTACCAAAGCGGCAGGCCGGCAGATCGTTGCCCTGCGCCGCTGCCGCGTCCCGGTCTACACGACCAAGCAGCTCTTCGAGGAGTTCAACCGCATCGCCGAGCGCCGCGGATGGAAGCCGCTCGCCTCGCAGTCGTCGCTGGTTCAATACCTCGAACGGCCGGAGGTCAAGCCGCTGTGGTACGACGCCGTCTATGGCGAGCTGGCGGCCAAGCAGCTCTACGCCCGCCGCAACAAGACCGAAATGCCGACCATGCGCGATTCGCTGTGGTACGGCGACGGCACGAAGCTCAACCTGTTCTACAAGGCGGTCGAAAACGGCAAGACCGTCATCCGCACGGTTTCGGTCTATGAGGTCATCGACGCTTACAGCGAAACGCTGCTCGGCTACTCGGTCAGCGCCAGCGAGAACTTCGACGCGCAGTTCGCCGCCTTCCGCATGGCCATCGAGACGGCCGGCTGCAAACCCTACGAGATCGTCACCGACAATCAGGGCGGCCAACGGAGCAAGATCGCGCAGAAGTTCTTCGCGAACATCTGCCGCATCAATCGGCCGACGGCGCCGTACAACGGCCCGTCGAAGAGCATCGAGTCTGCCTTCGGCCGGTTCCAGCAGCAAGTGCTGCATGAGGACTGGCGATTCACGGGCGGCAACATCACTTCGAAGGAGGCGTGGAAGATCAACAGGGAGTTCCTCGAGGCGAACAAGGAGAAGCTGTTCACCTACGAGGAGATGCTGGCGGCCTACGCCGCAGCCCGCTGCAAGTGGAATTCCATGAAACATTACGATACGGGGATCGCCCACGAGGAGATGTACCGTGCGAGCGTGAATCCGGCCACCGACCCGGTTACAGAGTTCGACATGATCGATCTGTTCTGGCTGACGACCGAGCAGCCGAGCCTGTTCACGGCCGACGGCATCACAGTTCAGTACCGAAACCGCAAGTACACCTACGAGGTGCTGACCGCCGACGGTCGTCCGGATTACGAATGGCGCCGGGATAATACCGGTCGGGAGTTCTTCGTGAAGTTCGACCCTCAGCGCATGGATCGGGCGTTGCTCTACACACGAACTCCGATGGGGCTGCGCTACGAGACGGTGGCCTATCCCTACCTTTCGATCCGCCGCAACATTCAGGAGCAGCGGCCGGGCGACATGGATCTGATCCGCTTCAACGACGATGCGAACAAGCGCGAGCGGGTTCGCCGCCAGATCGAGGCGCACGCGCTGGAGCTGGAACACGGCGTCGCTCCGGAACAGCACGGGCTGCGGACTCCGGCCCTCAAAGGCATCAGCGAAAAAGAGTACGAGCGGCTGGCCGACGCAGTCATGGTCGTTCCCGCCGAGCCGGAACCGGTCTCCGTCGGCGAATATACCAAGGCGGTCAGCAATATGGATTTCGATCCGACGGCTATTTTCAACCGAATGTAAACCATAAAATCATAACGACATGAAACAGTTATCACTCGAAGAGAAACAGACCGTCCAGACGCAGCTTCAGTCGTACGTGTCCAAATATCCCAGCCAGAACAAGGCGGTCAATTCGCTCGGTCTGAGCACGGGCACGGTCAGCGCGATTCTGAACGGCAAGTTCGACAATATCAGCGATGAGATGTTCCTGCGCATTCGGTCGCTGGTCTCCCCGATCAATCCGGAGGAGTGGGCCGTCTGCGAAACGACCGCCTACCGGGAGTTGTCGGTTCTGCTCTCCGATGCACAAGCGAATCAAAACGTCTCGTGGGTGGTCGGGAATGCCGGCATCGGCAAGACGACGACCGCGCACGATTATGCGTCGAAGCATGAGAACGTCTTCGTCGTTTCGTGCTCGGAGGACATGCGGCGCGGGGACTTCATTCGCGAAATGGCCCGTGTCCTCGGTCTCAAGCTTGCCCAGACGAGCCTGCGGGAGAAACTCCAAGCCGTGACGGACGCGCTGCGTGTACTCGACCGTCCGCTGCTCGTCTTCGACGAGGGTGACAAGCTGATGGATACGGTGTTCTACTACTTCATTTCGATCTACAATGCCCTCGAAGGCCGCTGTGGCATCATCTTCCTCTCGACCGAATATATCAAGCGCCGCATGAGCATCGGACTGGAGTACGACAAGAAGGGCTACGACGAAATCTATTCCCGCATCGGCCGGCGTTTCATCGACCTGACGCCTGCGACCCGCCACGAGGTTACGGCCGTCTGCCGGGCGAACGGCCTGACTGCCGACAGCGCGATTGCGGAGGTGGTGGCCGATGCCCGCACGATGGTCTCGATGTCCGTGAATCCGTGGGACAAGAAGCAGCCGAAGGAGTATTTCGACATGCGGCGCGTCCGCAAGTCGGTGCACAAGAATAAGAAACTCGCCCAAATCAAGAAATAACCCCGTTCAAACGCTGTTCAAATGGGTCGCACACTATCAGCCAAACAGGTATTGACGCTCAAGCGCCGGACGATCCGCCCGGGCGGCATCTGGGCGGATTGCGTCGGCGAGATCGACCGCACGGGCGTGGTCTTCTTCTGGGGCAATTCGGGCAATGGCAAGACCTCGGCGGTGGCCTCCTTCTGCAAGGAGTTGACCCAGTTCGGCAGGGTTCTCTACCTTCCGCTCGAAGAGGGGCTGGGCGGCACGACGCAGGACGCCATCCGCCGCTACCGGCTGGACGAGTGCGGCCGGAAGTTCCAGTACAACGCGACGATGACCTTCTCCGAGATGGACGAAGCGCTGTCGAAGCCCCGCTCGTGGGATTTCGTGGTGATCGATTCCTTCCAATATACGCAGATGAGCTACAAGGAGTATATCGCCTTCAAGGAGCGTCACCGCAACAAACTACTCATCTTCGTCAGCCATGCCGACGGCAAACGCCCAGAAGGACGTGCGGCGATGAAGATCATGTACGATGCGTCGCTGAAAATCTGGGTCGAAGGACACAAGGCGTTCAGCAAAGGTCGCTACATCGGGCCGAAGGGGGAATGCACGATCTACGAAAAGGAGGCCAAACGCTACTGGGAAGGGAAAACACTAAACAGAAAATGATATGAATTTAGACTCTCAAAACAAGGTGCTGAAGGCGGGGTTCATGATTATCCGCAAGGACGACTACCCGCAGCCGAAAATCAAGTACAAGCAGTTCGGATTTCCCGAATGGCGGACGCTCGAGAAGTTCCCGACGAAGGCGGCCCGGGATCGTCGCTATAAAGAACTGCTGCATGACAGCAGCATAATCGAAGATTGACCTATGGATATCAAGAAAATCTACATCAGCGGTAAGATCACCGGACTGCCCATCGACGAGGTGATCTCCAAGTTTCAGGCCGCGGAAGCGAAAATCCGGCGCTTCGGCTTCGAGCCTGTCAGTCCGCTCCGTAACGGATTGCCATTCGAGGCGGAGTGGGCGGATCAGATGGGCGAGGATGTCAAGCTGCTGCTCAAGAGCGATGCGATCTATATGATGGCGGATTGGCGGCAGAGCGAGGGCGCGATGATCGAATACCTCGTCGCCCGCCAGCGGCGGATGCGCATCTTCCTTGCTGAAACCTTCGATGCCCACGCATCCGTCGAATCGAAAACCGAACAGTCCCATGAAACGGAAGCGTAACTATTCACGGTTCTATGCTATCGCCAAAGCGAAGAGCATCGATCTCGACCAGCACAAGGAGGTACTGGTGTCGCAATTCACCGGAGGGCGCACGTCGTCGTTGCGGGAGATGACCCCTGCCGAGTACGAGGAGATGTGCGAGTGTCTCCAGACGGGCAAGCAGCTCGGCGAACCCTCTGCCGCATACAGGGAGCGGCTGCGTCGGGCCCGTTCGGCGG